ACGGCGCGGTTATTGTTGCTTCGGCGGGAACGTTTAGCACAGGCATTAACATCAAGAACCTTCACAATGTTATTTTTGCTGCACCGACAAAAAGCCAAATTCGGGTTCTTCAAACAATTGGTCGCGGCTTGAGAAAAAGCGATAATGGCCAAGGGACTACAATTTACGATATATCCGATAACCTTTCTTGGCGTAAAAGAAAGAACTATACGATGAAGCACGCACAAGAAAGAATCGAGATCTACACTCGCGAAGGCTTTAAATTCAAAGTCTTTGAGATAGACATGAAACTGTAAAGAAAAGAAAAAGCTTAGATATATAATACTAAATCAAACATGACTCCGAGCGAAGAATACTTGAATCTTTTGGCGAAGATTGATATTAGAGCCGTTACGACAACTGCTGGTAGATGTATTGTCGGGGAATATTATGATAGTGACGAAGACGGGTTTTCACTTCTTAATCCCTTTGTTTTTGAATCGTTCGGCGTTGAACCACTTTATCCTTTTAGCTTTAACGTTCCGGCATTAATCCTTAATGACCGTATTGAATCAGAGATGATTGCTGGACTTGCCTTGAAGAAGGAATATTACGATCAATATACGAGGTATAGAATTGATGCGTTAAGAGCAGAATATGATGCTGAAGAATAATCCAATCTTAGTTGGAACCCAGCGTGTATATCCCTTCGGGACCTTTGGTAATAAGATTATTTTAAATCCTACCTTAGTAGAATCCTTAATGATCATGGATCTATTATACCAAAAACATATATTCTTGTAAAGGAAAAAAGTAAGAAAATTAGAAATAGCATTTTTAGATTTACATTCACGCTGAAGTGTGATATAATTATACTATGCCAGAGCCAAGTAAGAAGCGTACACGACGGAGGAAGGACTCTGTGGACTACGTTAATAATAAAGAGTTCGGAGAAGCTGTTGCAGAGCATGTCCGAGGAGTAAAAGAAGACATAGCAGAGGGGATTGAACCCCGGCCTCTCACCGACTATATCGGTTTATGTCTGTATAAAATTGCGAATGGACTATCTCGTTCTCCCAATTTCGTAAACTATACTTATCGTGAAGATATGGTCATGGATGCGGTAGAGAACTGTGTTAAGGTGATTAATAATTTTGACATTACAAAGAAAACCAGAACAGGTGTTCCAAACGCATTTAGCTATTTTACTCAAATCAGTTACTTTTGTTTCCTCCGCCGAATTGCAAAGGAAAAGCGGCAAATGGAAATTAAACAAAGGATCATTGACAATACTTCTATTGATGCTTTTGCTGAGTTTGGTACTGATGATATTAACGCTATTGGCGAAACGATTATTGAAAGAATGCGCCACCGCAACGGTCTTTGGGACGAAGAATGCTGGGTTGAGCAGGATGAAGATAAACCGCCACCAAAGAAAAAGAAGCGAGGTCGTCCTGCAAAGAAGGCTGTTGGCAAAGGTCCTTTGAACGAATTTTTCAACAAAGATGAGTAAAATAGCTGTAATTACCGACACCCATACTGGTGTCAAAAACGGTAGTGATATCTTTTTAAATTACGCGGAAAGGTTTTATGAAGAGGTCTTCTTCCCTTACTGCAAAGAGAATGGTATCACTCAAATCCTCCACCTTGGAGATTACTTTGATCACCGACGCTTCGCCAATTTTAAGGTGTTGCAACGGAATCGAGAAATGTTCATCAACCGCCTGCGAGAAGAAGGTATGGTAATGGACCTGATCCCGGGAAACCATGACACATATTACAAGAACACGAATAATCTAAACAGCCTAACAGAGATTCTTAGCCATTACGACGACGTAATCAAGCTTCATATGGATCCAACGGTAGTTAGTTATGATGGCTTGGATATTGGTTTGCTCCCTTGGATTAATGAAGAAAATTACGAAGAGTGCATTGATTTTATTAAAAGCGTAAAGGCACCGTTTCTTGGTGGCCACCTTGAGCTTGCTGGTTTTGATATGATGAAAGGAGTTCAAGCTTCTAGCCATGGAATGGCCTCGGATATCTTTTCCAGATTCGAGTTGGTAATGAGCGGCCACTATCACACAAAAAGCGCAAAGGGAAATATCCACTATCTTGGTACTCCTTATGAACTTACTTGGGCCGATTGCGATGATCCTAAATACTTCCACGTAATTGATACTGAAACCCGTGAGCTTACTCCGGTCAGAAATAAGATTACAATTTACAACAGAATGCGGTATGACGATGTTGCAGCTTCTGACGATGTTGCAGCTGAGCTTAAAAAGATTGACTTTGATTCAGTAAGCGGATCTTATATTAAAGTGGTTGTTGTTAACAAGAAAAACCCATTCCTTTTTGACAAGTATATTGACGAGATTGTCGCCCGCAATCCGTTTGATTTGAAGATCGTTGAAAACTTTGATGAATATCTTTCGGATAATGTTGGCGAGGAATCGCTTGAACTTACTGATACAATCACACTGCTAAACACATATGTGGATTCTGTTCAAACCGACCTTGACAGAGATCGTATTAAAAATAAACTTCAAGAGCTTTATGTTGAGGCTCAAACCCTGGATGCACTATGATTAACTTTAAGACAATTGAATATAGCAACTTTCTTAGTGTGGGATCAAACCCAATTAAGATTAACTTCACCGATGCGCGGTCAACCTTGATTGTCGGCCATAACGGAAGTGGTAAGAGTCTTATGCTTGATGCACTAAGCTTTGCTCTTTTTGGTAAACCCCACCGAGCTATCAATAAACCTCAACTCGTAAACAGCATCAACGGAAAGAAGTGTGAGGTAACAGTTGAGTTTAATATTGGGACAAAGGAATATAAGATTGTTCGTGGTATTAAACCCAACATCTTTGAGATCTGGGTTGACGGTGAGATGATTAACCAAGAATCCCATTCACGGGATTACCAAAAGCTCCTTGAAACAAACATTCTCAAGCTTAACCATAAAAGCTTTCACCAGGTGGTTGTTCTTGGTAGCTCAAACTTTATTCCTTTTATGCAGCTGCCTACTTATCAAAGACGGGCAGTGATTGAAGATCTGCTTGATATTAGTATCTTCTCAAAGATGAATCATGTCCTAAAAGAATCGAGCGGTAAACTTAAGGATAAGTTAACTGAAGCCGAACATGAACTGGAGCTGGTCAAGTCTAAGGTGGCAATGCAAAACAAACACATTGACAAATTGGTAAAGATCAGCGAAAGTAATGACGCAAAATACGAAGTAGAGCTGAAAGAAGTTGAAGAGCAGATTGACGTATACATTGAAAGTAATCAGAAGCTGCTTGAAGAGTATCAAGAAAAGTACCCCGTTGCTCAAGCAAAGGTCGATAAGCTTAATGAGACAATTGCAAGCATCAGCGATACCGATAAAGGAATTGGAGTAAACATTCAGACTGTGGATTCTGACATTAAGTTTTATACTGATAATAGTTCTTGCCCAACCTGCCATCATAGATTAAGTGAAGATTTTCGCGAAGAGAAAATTGAGAAAAGTAAAAAGTGGAGAGGTAAACTCGTGGACGGGAAGGATGCCCTTCAAGGTCATCTTGCTAAGGCAACCGCCGATCTCAAAGAAAGCCAAGAAGAACTTAATCGGATTCTGCAGCTGAACCATACGCTGACTACCAATCAGTCTTTGATTGCTCAATTCAATAAAAGAGCTGATGAGCTTAAAAAGCAAAAGACGTTGGCTTCTTCGGATAAGGATCTGGAAATCGCAAAGGCTGATCTTGAGGATCTAAGAGAATCACGTGAAACGATTAGCAATGATAAGTCTACGCTAATCGAGGAAAGACATTATAACGAGGTTCTTTCCGAGCTCTTAAAGGATACAGGAATCAAGACAAAGATCATTCAGCAATATCTCCCAGTGATGAACAAGCTGATCAACAACTATCTTCAAGTACTTGACTTCTTTGTTAGTTTTGAGCTTGACGAAAACTTTGCTGAAACAATCAAGTCGCGCCACCGTGATGCGTTTTCCTATTCATCCTTTTCAGAAGGTGAAAAGCAACGAATCGACCTTTCCCTGCTATTTGCTTGGAGACAGATTGCCAAGATGAAGAATTCGGCCAATACAAATCTCCTGCTGCTTGATGAAGTATTTGATGCAAGTCTTGACATTGACGGAATTGACAATCTCTTGAAGATTATGAATACCCTTGACGAAGAAACCCGTGTATTTGTTATTAGCCACAAGCAAGATCTTCTTGAAGGAAAGTTTGAAAGGAAGATTGAATTCGAACGTCGGCAGAACTTTACAAATGTGAAATCCATCGCGTAACACAATTGTAACTCCATTGTTATTAATACGTTATAACTAGGAAAATCGTGAAAATCCGCTTATTTTTCTTTAGTAGGTAAATTATACTCCCTTTGGATATTAACTACCCATTTCTCGTGATTTACTAGGAAACTGGTCTTCGAAACCCCCGTATTCTGGGGGATTGTGAAAAAAATGCACTTTTTTAGTATTTTTCTATTTACATTTATCCCAAAGTGTGGTAGAATATATCTGGCAGCAAAACTACCACCTATTATATTATGAGAACCACCCTAGTTCAACCCGAGCACAACGTCAGCTTTGACCATCAGCGTCAACTCGCCAAGCTCCTTGCTAAAGAGAATATACGAGTCGTACAAGGTAATTATAGAACGGCTTTCTTTGATGTTAAGAAGCGAGTCCTTGGCCTTCCCACGTGGAACCTTGACTCGAAGGACGTTTCCGATCTTCTTGTTGGTCACGAAGTAGGACACGCGCATTGGACACCAGAAGACGGCATTGAGAAATACCATGAAAGGTTCAGCAAAGAAGCCCCTTTTGACATTTGCAATATCGTTGAGGACATTCGAATCGAGCGTCTCATCCTCGCCGCTTTCCCTGGCTTGGTAAGTTCTTTTACGAAAGGATACACACACCTTCTTGAGAATGACTTCTTTAAGCTACAGGACCGTAACATCAACGAACTTAACTTTATTGATCGTCTTAATATTAAAGGTAAACTTCGTCACCTTGTTGATGTGGAGTTTGACGAATGGGAAACAGAGATTTATACCAAGTGCTTGAAGGCAGAAACCTTTGAAGAAGTACTTGACATCTGTGAAGAGATTATCGACAATCTTCCAAAAGAGGAAACTCAACAAGAGAATCCAGAGGAGCCTTCCCAACCCGGCCAGGATTCTGAAGAGGAAGGCGGAGACGATGATCTAGACATCAACATTCGTGGAAACGATGCTGATCCTTCAATGAATGAAGAAGATGGAGACGAAAGTGATTCTATTTCTGACCCAGATCACAGCGAAGATGGAGAAGACGACACCGGCCAAACATCCAAAGCTGATGAGAAATCTGATGAGGATGGCGGGGAGAACCGCTCAACCAATTCCTCCAACCCTAATGCTGGAGATGATAGTAAGACTGATTTCTCTTCCGCCATTTCCGAAACCCAACGCGCTCTTGAAGAGGAGTTGGAAAACACCCAAAAAGACTTTGGGAATTCAGTTTATGTTAATGCTCCAAGTCGAAAGCAAATTGATGAATGCATTTCCACACTCGATAAAGTAAGAGAGGCAAGAAGAAGGTACCAAACAAAATATGACAGTTTGATGTCTTGTCCTATCGAGGACTCTAAGTGGATGGAGTTTAAGAAAGATTCTAAAAAGAACGTTGCTCTCCTTGTTCGTGAATTTGAAAGAAAAAAGTCTGCATACGAATACTCTCGGGCACAGACATCAGCAACCGGCTCCATCGACCCGAACAAGCTCCACTCTTACAAGTATGAGGATCAGATCTTCAAGTCGGTTACGCGTCTGGCTACTTCAAAGGATCACGGAATGGTCTTCTTTATTGACTGGAGCGGAAGCATGAGCCCAGTGCTTCACGATGTGATTCAGCAAACACTCCAACTGGCCTTCTTTTGCAAAGCAGTTGGTATTCCCTTTGTCGTTTATGGATTTACATCGCGGTATCGGTCTAGATCCGACTATGATGAAATTGAGGATATGGTTGGTAATGTAGTAGACCTCTCCGGTGCCTCTGTTTTTGAGCTTCTAAATTCAAACATCAAAAAGGGCGAATTTGAAGATGCGTGCAAGGAATTGTTTGTCGGAACACGAGCATATACCAATTCTTTTAATTCTGAACTCGAATATCTGGGCGGAACACCTCTCTTTGATACAATCATATGCGCAGCGGAAATCGTGAATCGCTTTCGGTCTCAGTATAATGTGCAAAAGCTTCACACCATGTTTCTCACGGATGGTGAATCACAGTGTATGAGATATGTATGTGATAAGGAAAGTGCATTACGCGAAAAACCTTCCCAGCCTTCGGATGATCTGGATGATCCATTTTCTTACAAAAGAAAAGAGTATCTTTCCTGGGGCAACACCCAGATTGGTCCACGCGCCTTTTCGTATGGAAGATCATCTCAGATTGGCGGTACTTACAGACAACTCATTCTTACCTTCAAAAAGATCACGGGTTCTTCGGCAATCTGCTTTTTCCTTGGATGCTCTCGCAATACCAAAACAGCAGCAATCAATTCAATAATTCATTCTTCGAAATATAGTGCGAAAACGTGGTACGACGGCGCAGAGGAATACAAGATTCTGCGGAAGAAGACACTTAAAAACAAAAGCAGGACGATGTTTATTGAAGACGGCTATGGGTACGACGGATACTTTGTTGTTGAATCGAGCAAGGTAAGGATTGAAGACAACGCGCTCGAAGTGGAAGAAGACCTTGACTTTAGTAAAGCGGGTGATGTTAATCGCCTTGCTAGGAAATTCTCTACGATGAACAGAGACAAGCGAGCATCTCGTGTGTTTCTGCAGAAATTCAGCGATTTGATCTCATAAAAATTAAGTTTTTTATCATTTTATTATTTACATTTACCTCAAACTATGGTAGAATATACTCGTAACCAATAACTACACCACACTATATTATGAAAAACGATAACGTCATTAACACAATAACCGAGCTCAAAGCAATGGGCAAATTTCCCGTTGCCAAAACCTCTGATGTCTATACCGCCGCTCGAAAGAACGGTCATAGCTATAACAGTGCCAAAGAAACATTTCTCATTCCTTCTGCATCAGTTAAACGAGGTCTTTGGAATCTTGAAGCTTTTGAAAGCGGAGAGGTGCCATCCACACCAACACCTCCACAGCCTACACCTTCCACCGAGTTTAAGATGTCGGTTGGTTCTGTTCGCAGTGTTGGCAGTGAAGAGGTTTACGTCCCTATCGTAAATAAAAACTTTGTCCAATGGGGCGAGTATAAGAATATTAAGAAGATCATTGAATCTCAAATGTTCTTCCCAGTTTACATTTCTGGAATGAGCGGGAATGGAAAAACCATGATGGTTGAACAAGCCTGCGCTAAAACCAAGCGAGAATATGTTCGAGTTCAGATCTCTCCTGAGACTGATGAGGACGATTTGATTGGTGGCTTTCGTCTTATCGACGGAGAAACGGTTTTCCAAAAAGGTCCTGTGATTAAGGCCATGGAAGCTGGAGCGATTCTTCTTATCGACGAGATTGATCGTGGGTCCAACAAGATCATGTGTCTGCAAGGAGTTCTTGAAGGTAATCCCATTCTGATTAAAAAGACTGGTGAAACGGTATCCCCTGCCAACGGATTCAACGTTATTGCCACCGCAAATACAAAAGGACAGGGCAGTGATGATGGTCGATTTGTAGCCGCACAGGTTATTGATGAAGCCTTTCTCGAGCGCTTTGTGGCCAGCATTGATCAGCCCTTCCCAACCTCTCCGATCGAAACTAAAATTGTTGAAAAGCACATGAACAGCTATGACGTTGACGACTCTGAGTTTGTTACCAAGCTTGTTGCATGGAGTAAGATCATTCGAAAGACGTTTGATGATGACGGTGTTGACGAAGTGGTTTCTACTCGACGACTTTGCCACATTGCCAAAGCGTATTCAATCTTTGCGAATCGCCTTACGGCAATCAAGATGTGCATCTCCCGTTTTGAAGCGGAAACCCGAGAAGCCTTTCTCGATCTTTACACTAAGATTGATACAGGAGAGATTGATCCTGATGCTGAGGAAACAGCAACTGCTGATAATACTCCTGCTGAAGGTCCAGTCCCGTTCTAATTTAACAACTTGGCTTCGGTCTGAGCCAATGATATTAACAAATCAGGCCACTTACAATAAACAACATATAATCAATATGACAAAAAGACAAATCAACCGATTGGCTAAACTCGTTCTTGTGAAGACGCAAAAGGAAGCGGTAATGACCGCCCTCGAAGCCGGATACGAACCTTCCCCGATCGACCTTTATAACGCAGGTATTTCCGATCCGTATCGTGTGGTGAATACCCTTCGCTACGAGCAAGGTGCTCCGATTTATCTTAATAGCCGATACGACTCTAATGGCGAGCGTGTTAGCCGCTATCGTTTGGGTACACCTAAGCAGCATTCCTAATGCTCCTTAGAAGGGTGGCTGGGTATTGTGGTGGTGCCCAGCCACCATTTTTTTATTTACAAGCAAACCAAAATAGTATATAATATAGAATATGACAACACTATCAACTGAAACACTCGATGTTCTTAAGAACTTCGCAAGTATTAATCCAAACCTAGTTGTGAAGGCCGATGAGCCTCTCTCAACTATCGCAGAAGCCAAGAACGTTTTTGCCAAAGCAACAATCCCTGAACCTTTTAAGAGCGACTTTGGCATTTACGATCTAAACGAATTCATTAACGTTGTGAATCTTGTTGGCGACCCCACTCTTGAGTTTAACGATGACAGTGTCGTGCTAAAGAATGGCCGAAGTAAAGCTTCTTATCGTTTTGCTGATCCAGCGATTCTTACAGCTCCGACCAGTCAGATCAAAATGCCTGATGCTGAAGTCTCTGTTACCGTAACTGAAGATCAGCTTACACAGGTCCGTAAAGCCGCAGCCGTTCTTGGTCATTCTGTTGTTTCTGTAGTTGGTAAAGAAGGTGTTATCAATCTTAGCGTTACTGACAGTAAAAACTCTTCCGCCAATACTTTTGATATGGTGGTTGATGAAGACAACGATTGTAAGTCTGAGTTTGACTTTCAGTTTCTTATCTCTAACATCCGTGTAGTTTCCGGCGATTATAATGTCGATATTAGCTCCAAGTTTATCTCTCGTTGGGAAAACACAGTTGCTCCGATTGAGTATTATATCGCTCTTGAGAAGTCTTCCACATTTACAGCTTAATATATAAACCATGACTGAAGAACAAATCAATTCAACCGTGCCCGTGATTCTTACGGACGTTGCAACCATGGCCCAGCTTATCGACATTTGCTCAAAGCGGGGTGCGTTTAAGGCCGAAGAACTGAGTGTGGTTGGCGATCTTTTTACTCGACTAGTTGCGCATCTTCCTACTCCTCCAGATGAAGAAGGCGAGGGCGAAGAAGGCGAAGCAACCGAAGCAGAACTCGAGCAACTTGAGTTTAACTTTGCTGAATAAAACCTAGTATAATTATAACTTAAATCCATTATGAAAAAAACATTCATACTTTCTCTTCTCTCCGCAACCGCACTTCTTGGAGTCTCCTGCACACCCGGTGAACGCGGTGCTGTGTCTGGTGGTGCTGTTGGTGCGGGTATTGGCTATCTCGTTGGTGATGAGACTGGCGCTCTTATTGGTGGTGCCGTAGGTGCGGTGGCCGGATCGGAAATGTCTAAGAACCGAGCTCATCGCAACCGCCAACCTTATTATAATCGCAATCGGCAACCATATTATAATTACAATCGCCAAACTTATTATCCTTATAATTACGACCGTGAAAATTTCCAGCGTCCGTCTTATTATTATAACTACTAATTATGAAAGAACAGCCAACGCAATCCCGCGCTTACGTCTGTAAGGTACCAAATCGAAAGGCTAGAACTTCTGCTTCTAGTGAATACTTTCAGGTGTTTATTGAGGACAATGATCCTTTGCTATTCACCTCAACCGAACTGGCTAATGCTGCTAAGAGAGCAGCGAAAAATCCTGAAGATATTGTTCCAATTACCTTTGTTGACATTTGTGATAAAGAGTGCGAGCAACTTCCCAAGCCTGGAATTCTTAAAAGGCTTTTAGGAGTTTTCAGATCCTAGATCCTAAGAGGGCTTGTAGCTTAGCTGGCCAAAAGCATCCGACTCATAATCGGCAGATCGTAGGTTCAAATCCTACCGGGCCCACTTACTAATTATGTCACACGAAACCTTTTTTGGAATATACGGAGGTGTCATAATACTACTATGCACCTTTGAACTGGTTCATCTTATGACAGATTAACCTTTACATAAACCCCTAATTTTGTTATAATAATATCATGAGTAAAAGTGAATTCTTATGGGTCGAGAAATACAGACCCCAAACTATTGACGAATGTGTTCTTACTAAAGATCTTAAAGACACATTCAACGGAATCGTTAAAAGCGGAGAGTTGCATAACATGCTTCTTTCTGGAACCGCTGGGACGGGTAAGACAACCGTTGCCAAAGCGCTGTGTAACGAGCTTGGATTAGATTGGATGCTAATCAACGGCTCAGAGGAAAGTGGGATTGACGTTCTTCGCAACAAGATCAAACAATTCGCAAGTACCGTTAGTCTTACCGGAGGTATTAAGGTTATCATTCTTGATGAGGCCGATTACCTCAACGCCCAAAGTACCCAACCCGCACTTCGTGGATTTATTGAGGAGTTTAGTAATAACTGCCGATTCATTCTTACGTGCAACTTTAAGAACCGACTTATCGAGCCTCTTCATAGCCGATGCGCGGTAGTTGAGTTTAACACAAACAAGAAACAACTTGCTGGTCTTGCAAGCCAATTCATGGGTCGCCTTAAAAGTATCCTTGACAAGGAAGGCGTCACTTATAATGAAAAGGTTATTGCCGAACTTATTATTCGTCACGCACCTGATTGGCGGAGGGTAATTGGTGAGTGTCAACGTTACGGCAGCAGCGGTGAAATCCCCGCAGCCATTCTTATTGGTAACAGCGATGAATCTGTTGCTGAAGTGATCACCCATCTCAAGTCAAAAGACTTTAAGTCAATGCGAGCTTGGGTTGCTAACAACGCAGCACTGGATACGTCGGCCATCTTTCGAAAGATCTATGATGTCTTGAGCGACCATGCCGACGCAAGTGGGATTCCTTCCGCGGTTCTTATTCTTGCTGACTATCAGTTTAAGGCCTCGTTTGTAGCTGACAAGGAATTAAATTTGGTAGCGGCCATGACGGAGCTGATGGCTAACGTAACTTGGAAGAAATAGGATGGCTAAAAAAGAAAAAAAGCTCTCCTTCTTCGACATTGTTTCAAACATTAACAGTGGTCCAAAGTCAAAGGATATTCTCGAGGATGCCACCGCATACAGTGAAGAAGCTGTGTCGGTTGATTCACCTGAAAAGGCGTATGTTCCGTTTATGGTTAATCGCTCACTGTCTTATTTCCAAGACACGATTCTTTTTGCTAATGAGATGAATCGGTACGCAGCTCTTCCTGCAAGAATGCAATACGACTTTTTGCGAAATACAATCAGACCACGTCGAAGATTTAGCAAATGGTTTAAGGCGGTACCTGATGATAAAGACGTTGAGGTTATTAAAGAACATTATGGATACAGCTCTGAAAAGGCGCGGGAAGTCCTTCCGCTATTCACAGAATCCGCATTAGCCGAGCTTCATAAACTTAGAGATAAAGGCGGGAAGAAATAGATTAATAAATAAGATTATGAATAATGATTCACAGAATGATTACATTGATTGGCGACCCGAGGATATGCTCGAGGTCTACTTAAACGAACCTGACGATTTCTTAAAGGTGAAAGAAACCCTTTCACGGATTGGCGTTGCTTCAAAACGAGATGGAAACACTCTTTTTCAAAGCTGCCATATTCTTCATAAACAAGGTAGGTACTTTATCCTCCACTTCAAAGAGCTTTTTATGCTAGATGGCAAAGCCGCAGACTTTACACTTGATGACCTGCGACGAAGGAATACCATTTCAATTCTTCTTTCTGACTGGGGTTTGATTCGCCTTGCCAAGCGCGATCAGATAACAGAAACCACAGATCTAAAAAAGATTAAGATCATCTCTTTTGCCGATAAACCCAATTGGAACTTAAAGGAAAAATATTCAATTGGTAATGTTAAGAAACAGTATAAATAACATTTTGTATAAATAACAATACACATGAAAATTAATCCTTTAAATATTGCAGCAACCGCTTCTCTTACAGCCGGAGCTTCCACGATTGATCGTTCACAGCAGGTACTTGTTCAGAACACTTCCACCTCCGGCCGTTACATTCATGTTGAAGAAGGTAGTACAGGAACGCGCATCGCATCATTTTACTTGCAGCCAAATCAAAGTGTTTTGGTTCGTAAAGATAATGATGATGAAATCTTTGCTTCGACCGCCGTCGGTGGAACAG